TGGGTCTAATCTGAAAGCTCCTCAACCCGGTGGTGGTCCCCGTAAGCGTTCCTTCTGTGCTCGTATGTCAGGAGTAAAAGGACCAATGAAAGACAGTAAAGGCAGACCTACCCGTAAAGCTTTGGCGTTGCGTCGTTGGAAGTGCTGACGTGCCACGTCGTGTAAAAATACCTAAACCTAATCCGTTAGCGTTCTGCACTCGCACGTTAACTTCTGCTGCTGCTGGTAATGTAAAGGAATTAGAAGACGAGTTTAAAACAGACAAGGCTCTTAAGGACTCAAAGATAGCTACGCTAGAGTCTGATAAAAACGACAAAGATACAAGAGTAGCTGCACTCGAATCCGACAAGAACGAGAAGGACACGAAGATGTCTGAGATGGAGTCGGATATGGAAGCCTTAACCAATCGTGTCGCTGCATTAGAAACTCTAGGTATCAAAGGTATTAGTAATGCAGTTAGTTGGACAAATCTTACGGAGATAAACCTAAGTGGTGAGAAACTGACTAACGGAGACTTTTCGCAAACTGCATATGTACAGAAACCTTCTTATGCACTACCGACATCTTCTAACAACTCAAATGACCTTTATGTTTTCGCGGAAGGGGAGCGTCCTTTTATTGAAGCGTTAAAAACAGGAAGCGGTCTAAACGAAGGTAACATTTATAAAATCCACGTACTAAATTTATCGACTGACAGAATAAAAGTTTTCACCTTAGAAGACACACAAATCGGTTGGGTTAATGCTAGTGGTCAAGGTACTTTGTGGGAAGTCGTTGAAAACGAACCAACACATTGGGAAAAAAAGAACGGAACATTTGATAAATCTAAATTATCGCAAGGAATTATTAAAGGTGTAGATGGTAAAGTAACGATTCAACAGGAATTTTCTCAGAACATCGCACAGGGAACTAATTTGGCGGTTAAGATTGATAGTATCGGAGATGTAAAGTTTTTACCTATAAAAGATACAGGTCAGGCAGATTCTAATAATAGTTTTACTGTATCAGCATCTGATGGTTACGGCTCGCATACCACTCAGACTATTGTGTCAGGTTTTAGAGTGAATACGAACACGGCAAGCGTTGAACTGAGTTCGGTCTCAATCTTTCAAGGAGCAGTAAGTGGAGGAACAGTTCAAGCGTATGCCGGAGGTGGTCTTGAAAAGATAAGCGGTGCTAGTGGATACAACTCAGGAGGTTTTAGTGTCAATTATATCCCCGGCAACTCTGACGGATACTTTCAATTCCAATTAGCACAGAACAATAAAGCACTACGGGTTGGGTTAGTGTACGCTGATGCTGACTACTCAACAGTTAGCCCGTTTGGTTTAGATTTTAATGCTACAGGTAACATAGATAACATGAACCCGTATCAGGATAATATAACCACATACGCACAGGGTGATTGGTTTAGGGTTAGGCACTACGCATCAAGTAATCAAGTACATTTTCAGAAGAGACAAACGGTGTACAGTCAAAATAAAGATTTCGTTTTTGAAACAGCTTCAGGCAGTAATTACAGCTATCCCTCTGCATCAAGACCAAAAGTAATTTCATTAGACGGAACAGGAACTCTTACTACAGGTGAGTTATACGAGGTTTATACTGTTAGAGCTTCCGACCAAGCACTTTATTTAAGAGACTTAGATGGTAATGCTCACGGGTATCACGGTCAAGGAACTCGTGGGACAAGGTTTGAAGTAGTTGAAGAAGCGGGTCAGGACTATGTAACTTTCTTGACAAGCTCAACTACCACTAACGGAAGTGACTTGTATCTTGATGTAGCATTCGATAGTGTTGGTGGTAGAATTAATGATGTAACTATCGTAACATGAACAACTTATGAAAGATCACGTAGAAGGAGCTAAACTAGCTGACGGTTATACTGAACTGTGTAAAGATGCAGTCGGGTACATGAAAGCTATGGAGGAGTACAACCCAGCACTTATGAACGCTGTGGGTAAATGGTTGAAAGACAACAACATAACGGTTGACAATCGTAGTGGTACTCCTGTTAATGACTTAGCTAAAGAATTCGAAACGCTTCCATTTACCGAGAATGAGGAAGAGCAACAACAAGCAGCCGGAACTTAACGTACCACCACAGTTAAAGAACTTTAAGAACTTTGTCTGTCTGGTATGGAGGCACTTAAACCTGCCTGATCCAACACCCCTACAGTACGCTATATGTGACCACCTGCAATACGGTCCGAAGCGTAGTATCGTCATGGCGTTTCGTGGTTGTGGAAAGTCTTGGATAACAAGTGCTTATGTAGTGTGGGAACTGCTGATGGACCCGTCCAAGAACATACTTGTTGTATCTGCTAGTAAGGTTCGTGCTGATGAGTTTAGTACATTTTGTCAGCGTCTTATTAACGATATACCAGTGTTACACCAACTAAAACCAACGGAAGACCAAAGGTTCAGTAAGGTGTCCTTTGATGTTGGTCCAGCTCCTGCGTCACACGCACCGTCCGTCAAGTCCCTCGGTATAACATCACAGTTAACGGGTAGTCGTGCTGATCTGATAGTGTTGGACGATATAGAAGTCGTTAACAACTCTGCTACACAGGGCATGAGAGATAAGCTATCGGAAGCCGTAAAGGAAACAGATGCTATCATTAAACCACTGGACACCTCTAAGATCGTATTCCTTGGCACTCCTCAAACAGAAGAGAGTATCTATCAGAAGCTCCAAGACAGGGGCTACAAGGCGTTTATCATGCCTTCTGAATACCCTGACCCCTCTACGGTAACAAACATCTATGGAGACGCTCTAGCACCCTTTATATCGGATAACACTACTGAGGATAACATAGGTAAGACTACAGAACCCCTACGGTTCACTGATATGGACTTAGACGAACGTAAGCTAAGTTATGGTCGTAGTGGTTATTCCTTACAGTTCTTACTCAACCCACGACTATCTGACCAAGACAGGTTCCCACTAAAGATTAACGATCTAGTCCTTTACGACGTAGACGTTGATACCGCTCCTGAAAAGATACTGTGGTCAAGTGACCCTGAGAAAGCTGACAGGACGCTGCCTAATGTAGGCTTTAACGGTGACAGGTACAAACGCCCCAGTAAGGTTGTTGGAGAGGATGTACCGTATAGTGGTAGTGTGTTGTCTATTGACCCGTCTGGTCGTGGTGTTGATGAAACTGGGTACGCTGTGGTAAAGATGTTAAACGGTTATCTGTACGTACCTGAAGCTGGTGGTCTAAAGGGTGGATACGGAGAACAAACACTAAAGGAACTTGTTGATGTAGCAAAACGTAACAAGGTTAACAAAGTCGTAGTAGAGAGTAACTTTGGTGACGGTATCTTTTCAGAACTGATTAAACCTTTGTTTCGTACCACTTACCCGGTAACACTGGAGGAAGTAAGACACAGTAAACAAAAAGAACTACGTATCATTGATACATTGGAACCTGTACTTAACAGTCATAAGCTAATTGTAGACCCTAGGGTAATAACTAACGACTATAACTCAGCAATGGCTTATCCTACTGAGAAACAAGCTTCCTATCAACTTATGTATCAACTATCACGAATAACAAGAGAACGTGGTAGTCTGTTAAAGGATGATAGATTGGATGCTTTAGCTATTGCTGTTGCTTACTGGACTGAACAGATGGCTGCTGATGCTGATAGAAACATATCTGATAGGAAACAAGAACTACTACAACAAGAGTTAACAAAGTTTACTGATAGCTTCTATAAACGTAGTAGTGGTAGTCCTAAAGCGTTCCTTTGGACGTAGTCGTCGTTTCACTCCTCCTACTTATATAACAAATCTTTTATAGATTATATATACTGTGATGACGTAGTTAGTTTAAATACAGGTTTATTACAGTAGTAATCGTTATTATGGTTTATTTATAAACACACCTATCCTTAAATAGTTTAGAAAGAAGACGACGATAAAAGTAAAAAGCGAAAGAACGAAGTATGAGCTTTTTTAATAACTGATTATAACGACGACATCTATAACGTCATTCGTTGTTGTAGTAATTGTAGTCGTTGTTTATTACAACAAATATTATACTGTTATAAGAGACACCTATAAGTGTCACTCGCTCCGCTAGGCATTATATCATTTAGTAACCCATACGGGTTGATTGTCAATACTAGAGTTGTAAGTCGTTGTTTATCAATGAATAAAAATACGGGTCAAAACGACACTTGATGAATGTAACAAACTGTAATACAATAAAACTACTATGGATAATAACCATCAAACGGACTCTTTTCAATTCGATCTGGATAACTTAATACGACGATACCAGCAGGAGTTCGATATAAACGATCAGACGATTGTTGGAGCCTTGGAGTTTGCCAAGCTGACAGTGCTTACAGATGCCGATATATTGTTCTCTCCGGACGACGTGTTAGACCCCGATAATGACGATATAAACCCGCACTTCTAGTCGGTCACACTTTGTAAAATTGGTTGAAAAAATCTGAGCGAGTTACGCTATATACGCGACCACATAAAACCCCCGCGTACCCCTGCGTTTTTTCTACTGGTAGGGGTGGTCAAAAACTATACAAATTCGTACAACTAGCGTTATGTCTAATTAGGATGTTTTCGTTATTGCAAGTAGTTTGCATTTAGAAACGCAACGCAAATCGACAGATCAAGTGGTTCAAATGCGTCAACATATCGTCGTTGGTTTGGTTGGTTGATGTTTGGATTTTTACGCTTTCTGTCGTCATTAAAACGATCAAGAACGATCACAAACGATCAAAAGCAATCATCTATCAATTCACTGGTCTTTTCAACCTGTAGACCGCTTAAACACTGAACTTTTAAGTTTTGTTGTGTTGTAAGTCATTGATATTGTTAATACTTACAGCAAAAGTCTTCGCTTTAAATCAATTTGATCGATTTTTTGATGTTCTGTTATTAGCTAATTATTAGAGACTTATGAAAGAGTTATTGACAGC